TATCTTCAGGGATTGCTTCAACATCAGATAGCCCATCGTAGTAACAATAAGCTGCAATGTGATTGTATGAAAAATTATAATCAGGGTTAGCAAGGATAGCTCGGGCTGTTTCTTTATCAAATTTCTTTTTAACATATGATTTGATAATTGGAGTACAAGTCTTTGTATCAACCTCAGTATGAAAGGCTCGTGTAAAGTATAATAACCCTTTGGATGTATCAAGTGCTAATACACCGGACCTATTCTTTTTTACTACACCTTTCTTCTTTTTCTTAGTCGTTAGAAGTGAATTTTTTGCCATTGTATTCCTCCATGCCCTGAATAAGGCTTATGATGTCTGCAATATCAAGATTGTCTACAGACTCGTTTGCTACAGTCTCTACCCACTCTCGTTGAAGTGTAGAAATAGATATTTCCTGTTGTGTATTAAAATCAATAATCTGTGCCATATATACCTCTTTTGTTTTAACTTACACATATAGTAACACAGATACAATAAATGTCAACCATTACCGCTAAATATTTCAAACATGGCTGAAGAAGTACCATACAGAGATCCAAAAGAACGTGCAGAAGATGCACGAATAGCGCATAGGCAGCAGATAGACCGCGAATTCGATGAAAAATTTAATGCAAAACAAATAAAAAAAGCACGGCATGTAGAAATAAAAGAAAAAATAAAAAAGATTCAAACAGCCAGGACAGATGCTACTATATTAGAAGTTGTGCGCAACGGTGCTATGATATTTGTATTTTATATTATTTGGGACGCCTGGATAAGATACGTGCTATTTCATTATCTATAGAAAATTACTCTTTTCTCATAGTTTCAACAGATATAAACTCTTTACATGCTGATCGCCAATCTGTTAAATTATATTTCATTCCGTCAGGATCACTAGAGCAGTGCCATTGAAAATCCTGCCATGCTAATAAGTCACCAGGATCTTTCCACTCTAATATAGTTTTAATAGAGAAATTTTTACTACGGTCAGAGCCGTCAAGATCATTTACTGTATATGGCAAATCGTGCTGGTATTCAGAATATAACTTCTCGTTGTGTTCAGGAGGACTAGAAAAAATATAAGTTTTTGGATTGTAGCCATCTATCCATGCCAATGGAATAAGAAACTTCCATCCTGGAAGTAATCCAGTTGCACGTTTTTTTAAAAGCCATTCAGCAGATATTACATCACTATGAGGTGCGAATGGTGCGGCCAAGTATCTTATCGACGATGTATAAACATCAAACAACCCAAATCGTCTTTGAAGCCTATCAACAATCATTTTTCCAGGGTTTAACCCTGGTTTATCTAAATGCAACGATCTATCCCATGCTCCTTCATGTCCAAGTCTTACTGTGCTACTTTTCCATGGTCCACCGCTGGGCGCCGGATCCATTTTTTCATAAAACCCCCTAATAGCTGCAATTTCTTCCGTCGATATAAACTGCTTAACATAAGATGTGCGTTTTCCCATAAAATTTCCTATCATGTATATGCATTATTATATACAAATATATTAGCATATTAAGCTATTAACTTCAATTTATTTATGGTGTAAGATCCACATAAATACTATAACTAGTTAAGGATTCTAAATATGCCTAGAATATCCATGTGGAAAGAGGGAACTCATTCCAATGATTTTAAGTTCTTTGATCGCAATATTAAAGAGCAATTCACTGTGGGTGGCACAGGAATACATGTCCACAAGTATCTAGGTATTATGAATCAAGGGCTTAGTGCAGACCTTAGTCAACCTCAAGCAGCAGAAGATGATCCCCTTGCTATACAGGATTTTTTATTCTTAGAAAATAGAGATCGCAAATACGATCAAGACGTATACAGCATGCGTGGGCTATACAATGTTGCTGATACCGATTTTGATTTAAGCCAATTTGGTTTATTTTTGCAAAATGACACACTGTTTATTACATTCCATCTCGCTGATATGGCTAGCATACTAGGTCGAAGTTTAATGAGCGGTGATGTATTAGAGTTGCCACACTTAAAAGACTATAATAGCCTAGATACTAGTTTAGAAGTTGCACTTAAACGATATTATGTGGTACAGGAAGGTACTAGACCTACAGAAGGGTATAGCCCAACTTGGTGGCCACATCTATGGCGGGTTAAATGTACTCCGTTAGTAGACGCTCAAGAATACCAAGATATCCTTAATAAGATACAGATTGACGATAACACCGGCGAAAGCACAGGCAGTACGCTTAGAGATCTTCTCAGCACGTACTCCAAAGAGCTTGAGATTACTAACAAAGTAGTAGAGCAGGCAGAAGTAGAGGTTCCTAAAAGCGGTTACGATACTAGCAAGTTTTATGTGGTTCCAGCAGATTCAACTGGTAAACCCATGGATCCACTGGGGTACACTGCTGATGATTCCAATCAGACATCTGACAGTACTCTAATAACTGCTGATAGTACTCGCATAAGCCCAGAGAATTCTAACGCATACAGCGGATACTTAGTTGGCGACGGGCTTGCTCCTAACGGTGAAGCAGTATCAATGGGCACTAGTTTCCCAACTGATGCAGTTGAAGGTGATTACGTTCTTAGAATGGACTTTTTACCAAATAGACTATTCCGTTTCAGTGGCACACGTTTTGTTAAGGTTGAAGACAATGTTAGAAGTAACCCAACACCAGGAAAGAGCACTAGCCTTAGCTCAGGATTTATTAATAACACTGCAACAACTACCCAAGATGACAACACTGTGATATCACAGCGTCAAGCATTAAGCAAGGCCTTAGAAATTCAGGAAGATGAATAATGCCTCAACAGTTTTTTTACGATAATCAAATACGCAGGTTCTTACTACAATTTATTCGTGCATTTTCAAACTTCCAAGTTGAATTTGGCAAAGATAGAGAAGGTAATACTACATTGCAAACTGTGCCTGTTAAGTATGGCGATGCTACTAGACTAGTATCTAGTCTCCTAAGAGACAACAGTGAAAACAAAATTGTTCCAACTCCAATGATTAGTTGCTATATTAATGCTTTGGAGTATACAGCAGATAGACGACAAGATCCTACTTTTGTGGATAAACGTCATATCCGTATGAGAAAATTTGATCAAGATTCAGGTGAATATACTACGCAACAAGGTAATGCGTTTACAGTAGAACGGTTGATGCCTGTTCCGTACAACTTAACATTGAATGTAGATATTTGGACTAGTAACACTACACAGAAATTGCAGTTACTAGAACAAATTTTAGTTTTATTTAATCCTTCACTTGAGATACAAAGCACAGACAGCTACTTAGATTGGGGAAGTTTAAGTTATATTGAATTAACTGGAACAACTTGGAGTAGTCGAGCAGTGCCTGTTGGTGCTGATGAGCAGATTGATATTTCTACATTAATATTTAATGTTCCAATTTGGATTTCACCACCGTCTAAGGTTAAAAAACTTGGAGTTGTTAATAAAATTATTGCTAGCATTTTTGATGAAAGCGGCGATCTTGCTGACGGTGTAATAGATCAAGATATATTAATGGGTACTAGAATGAAATTTGCACCTATGAATTATGGAATTTTACTCCTAGGCAATACATTAACTATCCTTGAAATTCAAGAATCAGTGACTAATAAAGTAGAGCCAACAAGCATTGAGAACGATCCGCCAGTTAAAATTGGGGTAGATGATATTACTTGGCGAGCAGTAATTAACCAATATGGTAAGTTACAAGCTGGCATAAGTCAAATTAGACTTGACTTTGGCGCAGGAGAGATTGTAGGAACAGTTGCACATCATCCTAGTGACGATACAAAACTCTTGTTTACTGTTGATGGAGATACTATACCTACAAATGACTTGCCTCCAGTATTAAAAGTTATAAATCCTCTTAAAGTAGGGCCAGACGCAGGGTTACCTACATCAGCTACCGGGCAAAGATATTTAATTCTTAAAGGAATTGGTGCTAGTGGCAATACAGACGGACCAGATGCTTGGAAAGATACAGCTGGCAATGACTTTACTGCTAGTCCCAATGACATCATACAATATGATGGCATAAGATGGAATGTAGCATTTGATAGTAGTACAGACTCTGGAATACATTATGCAACCAACACCAATACTGGTATACAGTACAAATGGACTGGTGAAACCTGGGTTAAAAGTTATGAAGGCGAGTATAAGGCGGGGGATTGGCAATTAGTAATTTAAGACAGAGTGCTGGTGCTGTTTTCTTCGCTAAGTCCACACTAAGATTTTTATTTTTACTCAGAGACGACACTAGTTTTAAAAATACCTGGGCATTTGTTGGTGGAAAAATTGACAATGACGAAAAGATAGTAGATGGATTATACAGAGAAATTGGCGAAGAAATTAGCTATGTTCCTGATATAGAAAAATTAATACCCATTGACCAATTTACTAACACTAAAAAAAAGTTTGAATATCACACTTTTATTGCAGTTGTTGAAGAAGAGTTTATACCAACCTTAAACAATGAACACAAAGGGTATGCTTGGACTAATATAGACGGATGGCCAAAACCTCTCCACCCAGGTGTTTTCTCTACAGTAAAAACACAGGAAATTTCAGATAAAATTGCTACTGTAGTAGATCTATTCCGCGCCTAAGTTTATGCTACAGAGCCGTAATCTACTGCAAGGTTTTGAAACTCAGGATCCATTAAATCGTATATGTCTGGGGTACTGGCTGTTCTACGTCCGAAAGCATCAACGACTGTGTTTGCTGTTAGCCCACTCTCAGCACTGCCTGTTTGTTCTCGTTCTTTTGCTAGATCAAAGTTTCCGTCTCCACCAGGGGGATCTATAAATGAACTAGTATCAAACCCAGTATTATCTACAATACCTAAGTTTGAAGTAGTAATCTTTTTGAGTGTTCCGCCGTCATCTATTAGAATAAAATCTACATCAGAAGCATCTGTAGTAGTAGTTGCTGCATCTGAGTTAGCAGTTGTAATAACTGTTCCTGCTACTGCTGGTAATGTTACAGTAACATCTGCTGTATTTGCAGGACCAATTAAAGTTACCTTATTAGTGCCATTGTCGCTGTCTTCAAAAAACTCAATAAATCCTGCTGAAGTTGCCGCGTTCTTTACAGACAGTCCAGCGTTAAATATATCTTTTGCAGTTGATGTTGATATACCAACTTGTGCGGTTGTTCCAAAAGTTCCTGTGTTAATAACAGGTGCTGTTAATGTTTTATTAGTAAGAGTCTCTGAACCTGTTAAAGAAACAAAACTTTCACTCTGTAATGCTGAATTAAACTCTGCTAATGAACCAGTTATAGTATTGGTTGCTAGGTCAATTGATTTATTTGTAAACGTATCCGTAGTTGCTTTACCAACTAGTGTATCTGCTGCCGCTGGTAACGTAACAGTAACATCTGCTGTACTTGCAGGACCAATTAAAGTTACCTTATTAGTGCCATTATCGCTGTCTTCAAAAAACTCAATAAATCCTGCACTTGTGGCAGCGTTTTTAAGTTGTATACCTGCATTTGCGATAGGCGTTGTTAATACAGGAGTTGTAAGTGTTTTATTAGTAAGAGTCTCTGATCCTGTTAAAGAAACAAAACTTTCACTTTGTAGTGCAGCGTTAAACTCTGCTAATGAACCAGTTATGGTATTGGTTGCTAGGTCAATTGATTTATTTGTAAACGTATCTGTTGTTGCTTTGCCAACTAGTGTATCTGCTGCCGCTGGCAATATTACAGTAACGTCAGCAGTGCTTGCGGCCCCTTGTAATGTTACCCCGTTTGTACCGTTATTTGTACCTTCTAAAAACTTAATTTGTCCACCCACTGTGGACGAAGCTGCACCCATAACAAGCGAGTGTCCAGTTGCAGTTGTGGTTGTAGCGGCTACAGTTGTAATTCTATCTGTGCCGTCGACTTCAATTGTAACATTTCCTGTTCCACTGTCTACAACAGTAACAT